CATACACAACATACTTGAATCTAAAGACTTCTACCTTTACATCACGCATATCTTTTTCAATATGATACAAGTGATTGTTTTTTATAATCTGTATATCTTTTTTAATTATTTCTATTTCAAGATTTAATTCGTTCAAGTCTTTCATTAGTCACCTATTTTTACTGGGCGTTGTTGTGTAGCTTCGAGTGCAATTTCCATTTCACCTTGTTCTAATTTTTGTTGTTTCAATCTTAGTTCTTCTTGTTTAATTAGGAAGTTTACTTTAGCTTCTCTTTTCTTCAATTCTAGTTCTTGTTGTTTAAGCTTAGTATCCAATTCTAATTCAGCAGTCTGTAATTGTAATTGTTTTAATTCTATTTGTGCCTTTTGTATTTTAACTTGCTCTTCAACTGTAGGTTGAGCAGGTTGTTTAGGTGGCATCATTTCAGGATTAGATATAAAGTTATCTGTATTTTTATATCCTGACTGTGCTATAAATTCACTAATAGCATTGTATAAATTTTTATTAGTAACTAATGTTCCTAATGCTCCACCTTGTACTAATGTTCCTAACAGTGTCATTATACTAGACATTGTTTGCATTTTAGATTGTTGGCTACCACTACCAACACCTACATTAACTGTACAGTTTAATTTTTCTTTCCATCTTGATACATCAATAGGTATGAACTTATTGTTTAAATAAAACATTTTTTTTCTATCTTCATACTTTTGTACCAAAGAATATATATTTCTAAATAAATCTTTTATCCCTGTTTCTGCAAACATACGAGCTATCAATTCAATTCTTTGCATTGAAGATTCTGTAGCTGCTGATATTGCACCACTTGTTACATGTGATGTTAATACATCAGGATTTAATCCTTGAGTCATTTTAGATACACCACTTCTTTCTTCTCTTATACCATCTAGGTATTGAACCATTTGAAATGCATATGGTTGTATCTGTGGTGTTGGTAAAGGTTGTACTGCGTTTGGACTTCTCATCCTTACAATACCACCCGGTCTTGATGTTAATAAATCATCTAGTTCAACTTGTCCTGCAAGTACAGCGTATCTAGCATTGTTAGTTAAGTACATGTTATCTAACAGATTACGCATAATAGTTGATTTAATTAATTGGATATCTTTAACTGTATCAGCTATAGACATTCCATAAAACTTATGAGGAATAGGTAGTGGACAAATTGTAGAGAATGGTATCATCTCTATTTCTTCATTATCAAGTATATACTGTCCACTCTTAGTAATCTTTCTTAGTTCAGCTACACCATCACCATCATAGTCTATGTGCATGTAACATTCATCAATCCAAACTTTTTTAGTTGCACCACTTCCCTCTGATGGGGGAACTGAATCATCATCGTAACTAAATCTTGCTAATCTTTCTGTGTTTAGTTCTGCTTCTGATTGTGCATATCCGGGTAAGTCATTAACTATCTTAGGGTCATATCCTTGTTTAATTAAATCACTTACAGATTTCTTAACTCTATGACAAACAAAGTCTGCGTCTTCTAAGTTTACTGCTCTTCTTGATACTAAAAATTCTTCAGGTGGTACAGATACTACCCTTACTTGTCCATATCCTTTGTAGCATTTAGCTTTGACATCGTGTGTTTCTACCTTTGGTGCTACTAAATTACCAAAATCATCTACTACTTCTTTAGATTCTACTGTTGCTGTGTGTTCTATAACTTCAAAATCATCATTAGCTAGTATAGATTGGTATTCAATATCAGTTAAATTGGTATAAGTTTCTGTATGAACGTCTTCTTTTTCTTCCCAATAATGCTTAATAACTCCAGTCTTAGATATCAGTGCATCTTTAAAGGCATCATAGAGGACCTTAAAGCCGTTGTTTTGGCGATTAAAAACATAATTGACATAGTCAGTTGCCTGTTGTGCCATCTCCTCATCTTCAGGTCCTTGAGGTTCAAATTCAGCTATGTTGTTATGTGTAGTAAATATACGCATAAGACTTGGCATAATGTATTCAACTGTATCTCTTACATCAGTTGTTACAATTTCTGAACGTCCATCTATTTCGTTACCGAATGGCTCACCTAAATAATACTTCATTGACTCTTCTCTTTGGTCAGAAAGTTCTGAGTTTGCGTATCCTGTAGCTTGTTGAATCTCTGCACTCAGTTGTGCAGCTAACTCATCATCACTTATCTTTCTTGGTTTTTTTGCCATTAGATTCCTTTAATTTTTTTATTTCATCTTGTAACTCAGCTACTTGAACTTCCAAGTCTCTTAACTTGTAAGCCATTTGTGTAGGTGATGCTACTAAATTTCCCACTAGATAGAATATCCTTTTTTTCTTGAAGTCTTAATGCCATGCTTCTTATGAGTTTTTTTCATTCTGTCATAATACTCTTGCATAGCTTTTGTTTTAGATTTAGGTGTATTTGATTTTTTAGCAGCAGAACCACCTTGTGATTTTAACGCTTTAACTGCTTTTGTTTTAGCAGATTTGTTTGCAGAGTCCATTAGTTTTTTATATGCACTTGCACCTGCTACGTTTTTAAGTTCTGCTCTTTGTTTTTTAGCAGCACCCTTTGGGTTGGTCATTAAATTCTTTAACCATTCTGACATTGTTTTCTCCTATACTACTGCTACATCAGGTCCTAGTCTACCTTTACTATTCCACTTAGATGTTTCAGTTGTTGAATATCTTAGACTCATGACAGCATAACGTGTTGCTGACATTAAGTCATCCTTAAGTTTTACGACCTTACCATCTTTACGATGATACAGTCGGTACTCTTCAAACCATTCATAACAAGTATTAAATACTTTAAACTTGCCTTGTTCCATGCGTGTAAGCATTTCCATTAGTCCTGCTTCTACACTGTTACCACCTTTCTTCTCACCTAATGCAGGTGGGTTTTCAAAATGAAATGGCAACATGTTTACATTAGCTGTCCTGTATTGTTCAGCTAAAGTTATACCACTACCTTTATCGTGTTGGTATCCATCATGTGGAAACGCAACAGGAATGTAATGACTACCCTCACGTTCATTGATATGACTTGCGTGAAAGCTTGGTATTTGTTTACGCATACTGTATACATCATAGATGTAAACGATATCTTCATCTCTATCCCATGCTACCCATACAACTGCTGTTGGATGGTCGTAGCCAAAATCAAGACCTGCGATACGGGGGTAATGAGATGGTATGCTAAAGGGTTCACAGGTCAGGGTATCTTCTAATATAGGGAATATCAATCCACTACCAATGGTAGGTATCCCTTTACTTCTCATCTCCCTCTCATGTGGAGGAAGTGCTTGAAGTATTTGTTCTTTCATATCATCGGTCAAATGCTCTGCATCATTCCAACTTGCTGTTATCAATGCCTGTCCGGGCTTTAAATCCGATGTAAAACTTTGTACTACCTCAGTAACACCTGACTCAGGAGTAAAGGTCATATAGACCATACCACGTTTGTCTAGTGTTCTAGTTACACACTGGGAGTATATATCTTGTGGTGGTTCTTCATCTAACCATATGAGGTCAATTGACTCCCCCATAAATTTTTCAGAACCCATTTCATAAGCTTTAAAGGCAACTCTCGACCACCCACCTGATGTGTGTTTAACAAGGACTGACGAATGTGCGTTAGGCACACCGGGTTTCCTTGTCGTTTCGCCAATGAGATGTTTAGGAATACTTCCTTTCCCTTTATCTCTTGGGTTATCGGGTTGCCCAAATAATTCTCTTTGGCAGATATCTCGTGTCGTTTCATTAGACGCACCACATACCCAAGCCCTAACTGGCTCTTTATATCTTTTACCTACCCACCACTCAGGATACTCTCCTGTCAAATGTATTGCCATTTCCATAGCACCGACAAAAGATTTACCTACCCTATTCGCCGCCATCAACAATCGTTGGTTAGCATCTTTACCAGTTTCGTGGAAGTTTAGTTGGAATCTGTAGGGCTTGTAATAGTTTAATCTATTCTCTTCTTGCCGTTTAGTAAGGGTGGATATTATCTCATCAATTCTTTCTTGTTCTGTAGACATAGCTATCCAAGACAGAATATACCACAGTTTAGTTGAGTGCGTCAAAGTAATATTATTAGTAAATGTTCTACTAATACATTCTTCTATGGGAATATGAGATAGAGATATATATATATACACGCACGCCAAGGGGGTTCGATAGGGTTTAGAATGATTCTAAGTCGCATATGAGAATGATTCTTAGAACTATTCTAAAATATTCCTAGCCGTGTGAGTGAATCGGGGAAGACGTCTTTTCTCTACTTATATTCTAATATTCTTATATGGTTATTAAATAAATTACTAAAATTATAATATTAATATATTACTTTATACTATAGGATTCTTTAACGGTTGTATCG